TCAGGACATTTGGATCGCGGAGAACAAGTCGGTCGTCACGATGGCCTGCGACCAGGACTTGGAGCCGCTCATCGAACGGGAGTGGACCGGCTCGCAGGCGGGGCCGTACAAGTTCCTGTCGCTGGGCGACACTCCTGACAATGTGATCCCCACCTCGCCGGCAGTGAATCTCAAGGGGATGCACGATCTGCAGAATCGCCTTCACAAACGGATGGAGGAAGATTCTGACGCGCATCGCATCGTCAATGTTTACAACCCGGCGGGAGCCGAAGACGCGGAGAAGATTCGCACTGCCGCGCGCAATTCCTGGCATCGGATGAACGATCCCAATGCGGTCAATCAGGTCGAAGTCGGCGGCATCGACCAGCGTGACATGGCGCTGGCGACGTTCATTCAGGACGAATACGACCGCCTCGCCGGGAACCTGCAAGCGATGGGCGGTCTGGGCCCGCAGGCTGCGACATTGGGGCAGGAGGAACTGGTCCACGGCCAGCTTTCGCGAAACGTCGCCGACATGCGCATGTCCGTCGTCTCGTTCGCTTCGGACTGCATCCTCGATCTCGGACGCCTCATGTGGGAGGACCAAACTCTTGAGCTTCAGTCGTCGATGCCCGTTGGAAACAGTGGAATCCAGGTGTCCTCGAACTGGACGCCTGATCTACGCGTGGGTGCGTTTGAAGACTACGAGTTCCGCGTTGAGCCCTACTCGATGGTCTTCAAGACTCCCGAGCAGAAACTTCAGGAGTTATTCCAAACCCTCCAACAGATTGCACCTCTTTGGCCGATGTTCCAGGCGTCTGGGGCGACACTGGACGCAGAAGCAATCGTCGATGAGATCGCGCGACTCAAGAACCGGCCGGAGTTCAAGCGGTTCATCACGTTCGCCAACCCGGCGATGATGCTCGGCGGCGATCAGAACACGGTGAAGCAGTCGCCAGTCACTTCACGAGAGACCGTGCGGCGGAACATCAGCACTGGCGGAACGCAGGAATCGCGCTCGGCGACCATGATCCAGTCGCTCCTTGGTGGAAAGTCTTCCGGGGTCAACGGCCAGCAGGCAAAAGCCATGTCACGGAGGCCGGCATGAGCAAGACCGTTTACACGCTGAACGGCCGCGAAGTCACCGCGGAGGAATTCCGCGCCGGCGCCAAGTCGGACTGGCTCGACGGTCCCCCGATGACGGCGAACACGTACACCGCGCACGACCCGCTCGTTTCGGACGGACTGGGCTGCATGAAATCGCAGGTTCCAGAACTGCGGAAAACGATTCGCCGGCACAACATTCAGGGCGTGGCGGTCAAAGACAACGGGCAACTCGAAATCACCAGCCGCCGCGGGCGCAAGGAACTGCTGGCGGTTCGCGGGTTGGTGGATTCGGACGCCGGGTACTCAGACTAGGAGAGTGATCAATGAACGAGCGAATGCTGAAGTGGTTTGAATACACCCACCTTCCCGCGCACCTTCAGGAGGTGTCGAAGCCGTTTGGTGAGTTGGCCGCCAGCCTGTGTGCCAGCGTGGAGGCTGGGCCAGAGAGGACCGTGGCCTTGAGGAAGTTGCTTGAGGCAAAGGATGCGGCCGTGCGGGCCAAGCTAAACCCTGGTGGATGATGTGCGAGCACTTAAATTTTGAAGCCGAGGTCGATGTCAACCGCATCACCTCCGAAGAGGGCGGCGATCCTTATCGCTGGATGGCCGATGTGCGCATCAAGTGCGCCGACTGTGGCGTGCCAATGAGGTTTATCGGACTTCCTCACGGGCTGGACTTGAACAGCCCATGCGTTGCTGTCAACGCCGAAGAGGCTCGCATGCCGATTGCGCCGCGCGGTCATGTCCTTTCAGGGCTAGAGGGCGGATGCCGGGTTGGCTTCTCAGTCAGAAAGAGATAATTCGATGGCACTCGAAGAACTTACCGCCGACAGCACGACCGAAGACGTGAAGGAGTACGCCGAGCAGGTCGTCAAGGAAGTGGAAGCGGATCGCGCCGGAGAAGAGAAGGGCGACGCCCGGATCACTTCCGAGCACGCCGACAACGAACACAAGCCCGAAGGGGCCAAAGAAACACTCGCCGAGAAAAAGTCCGGCGATGAAGCCGCCGAGGAAGGCGAGAAAGCCGGTGAGGAGTCCTGGTTAGACGCGGGACTAAAAGCCGAGGCAGCCGCGATTGGTCTTGAGGAATCGGAGCTTGCCGATTTCGCCAGCCGCGAGGAGTTGGAACGGGCGCTGCGACTTTTCGACAAGAAGGCACTCGAAGCGGGACGCAAGGCGCTGGCTGAGTCGGAAGACGACAAAGGCCAGCCTCGCAACGAGAGGGGCCAGTTCGAGAAGAAGCCCAAGGCCGACCAAAAGCCTGAAGAGGCAAAGGACGGACGGTTTGAGATCAGTCCGAAGTTCAAGGAGGCGTACGACGAGGACATCGTGGGTGAACTCACGCGATTGCGTGACCACTACGAAACTCGCTTGGACGCTTATGAAGCGCGGTTCGCCGCGCTCGACGAGCGCCTCGCCGCCGCCGACGCCGCGGCGGAGGAGAGGCACTTCGACAGCCTGGTGGATTCGCTCGGTCATGCCGACCTGTTCGGGAAGACCGATGCGGAGGACGCCAAGCAGCTTCAGCGGCGGAAAGACCTGCATGTTGCGGTGAAAGCCCAACTGATCGGTCTGGCGCAACTGGGACGGCCGACTGAACTCAATGAATCGCTAGTCAACCGCGTGGCCCGCATGGTCTTCGCGGAAGATCTCGGCAAGAAAGACCTCAAAAACAGAACCCGCAAGATTTCCAGGCAGAGCAACGGACGGCAGGGCGGCGGGGCGACTCGCCCGCAAGACCCGCGGGAAGACCCACGGGACGAAGCCGATCGGCTCTACAGGGAACTTGCCGGGGCATAGTTAAAGGACCCGCTTCATGGCACTCGGCATTGAACAGATTGATGACTTTGTAGCCTCGATTCACCAGAAGTTTGCCGGTGAGAACAGGCTGGCGGCGCAGGACATTTCCCTGCCGCTGCAAAGCTACAAGTACGCATCGCGGCTGTTCGACAAGAACATTGCGAAGGACACGATGTCTACGTCGCAGTGCAAGTGGAAACTCAAGGTGCGGACCAACGACAATTTTCAGGTCGTCGGGCTGTACCACCGCGATTCCTCGAACCGCGTGAACGTCCTCGACGAAGGCTCGCTGAAGTGGGGTCTGACGACCAACAACTACCACTACGACATCGACGAGGAGATTTTCCGCACCGGCGGCCGGCAGATTTACGACTACATGGAGTCGCTGGAGCGCGACCTGATGACGTCGTTCTACACCGGCATGGAAGACCTGATGTTCGGGCCTGGTCCTTCCAGCCCGACACAATCGCCCTTCCCGCCCGTCTCGCTGCTGTGGTGGATCACTGCCACGGACGACAGCACGACGGAGAACAACTCCGAAGAGGGCTTCGACGGATTCGAGCCCGTGGGCTGGGGGTCGAACGGCGTCGGCGGGATTTCCTGTGCGACCTATGACCAGTGGCGGAACCGCACGTTCCCCTACACGGTCGTTGATCGCGACGACTTCGTGGAGAAGGTCATCAACTCGATGGACCTCTGTCAATTCGAGCCCCCGGTCCAGCGTCCCGACATCGTGGCGCAGGGCAAGCCGAACTGGGAGCTGTTGACCACGCATTCGCGATTGGCTCAAGCGCGTCGCTTGCTTCAATTGGGCAACGACAATATCGGCGATGACATGGCGGCGCACAGCGGATCGGTTTACATCCGTGGCGTTCCTCTGAACTGGGTTCCCGCTTGGACGAACGCCTCTTCGGAAAACGCCCGCACGGACGGGATCATCCTGGGCGTCAACTGGGCGACGTTCAAGTGCTATCGCGCTGCGGGCCGCGTGATGCGGAAGCGCAAGGCATTCCAGCACCCCGAGATGAGCAACGTCCGCGTCCGCTGCATGGACGACTCGGTGCAACTCGTGTGCTTCAACCGCCGGGCCAACTTCCGCGGCTACTGCACCGCAACCGTGACCGAAACCGCGTAGCCGTACTCCTGAAGTACGGCCGTAGCGTCGTAAAAAGGGGCGCGACGGAAAACAAGAGCCCCATTTTACTTCAGGGAAAACGCCCACCCTTGGCTGGGACACTCCCGCTAACCAAAAGGAATGAACGATGCTTCTGACGTTCGACGATTTCGATTCCAGACTTCCTTCCGGTCGTCTGTGGAGGAGTTTTGCGCCGCCGGCTTCGATGGGGCCACTCGGCACTCATTGGACGACTCCCAGCGGGAATCCCGCCTTCGGGTTTTTTGACAACTTCCATTCGTTCCAGGCTTCGACACTGGAAGGACCGTACCTGATCCTGGAGTCTGCCGGCTGCACGGTCGAGCAGATCGCCGACACGGCGACCGAGAAGGGACTTGTTCAGTTGGCCCTCGACGGGAACGCCGACAACGACGAAGCGGTCCTCCAGTGGGGTCGCGGGCTCGCAGCCCCGTTCAAGCTGGCGGACAAAGACCTCGTGTTCGAAGCCCGGTTCAGCCTGTCGGCGATCACGGCGGCGAAGTGGGACATCGGACTCGGCCTCGGGGAAGTGAGTATGGGCGCCACTGACGGCCTGTTCACGGATGGCGGGGCCTTGGCCGACAAGAACTTCCTTGGCCTCGTCCATTTGGCCGCTGAAGGAGCGGCCTTTCACGGGGCTTACAAGGCGGATGGACAGACGTACCAGGACGGTGCGACGAAGACGAAGCTGAACGACATCGCGACGTGCGTGGCCAACACGTACATCAGGATGGGCTTCCGCTTCCGCGCCCACCCGAAGAAGGTTGAGTGGTTCGTGGACGGCGTGCTCCCCGGAGGAAACCTCGCCCCGGCGCGTCTGACCGCGGCGGAGATTGACGCGGCGACGTTCCCCGGTGACGTACTCCTGGCGCCGATCATCGGAGCCAAGGCGCAGTCCGCGGACACGGCACTGAACCTGAAACTCGACTGGTGGGGCGCAGCGCAGCTCCTGTAGTCATTGGATAGTAAATCACCTCCGCGGAGCATAATTCCGCGGAGATACTCTGCCTTGCACCGCGGGATAAACTATGGGACCGCTGCTTTACGACCGCGTTAAAGAGACCACTACCACGACAGGCACGGGCACACTGACCTTGGCCGGCGCGGCGAGCGGCTTCCGTGATTTCAGCGTCGTCGGCAATGGCAACACCTGCTTCTACACAATCGTCGGCGGGACGGAGTGGGAAGTCGGAATTGGCACATACACCGCGAGCGGTACGACGCTCGCCCGCACGACGATTCTGGCCAGCAGCAATGCGGGCGCGGCGGTGAACCTGTCCGCGGGAACCAAGGACGTGTTTCTCACGCTGCCGGCTGATTTTGCCGCCCAGTATCTTCATCCCACGAACACGGTCGCCAACATGGCTGCCGCTCAGGCGGGCCGCCTCCTGCTCCCAAGCAACGGTTTCAGCATCTACCGCGACACAGGTTCCGCCCTCGTCCCGTGGGGGCCTATCTTCCCGTTCACCGCGCCAGTCAGTGGTGACTTCGCCTGGATCAACCAGGACTCGGCCACCATCGACACGACGAACGGCGGCGTTCACCTTTCAAACGACTCAAACGGAGGAACTTACGGCCTTAACATCCGCAAGAAGGCAGCCCCTGCGACTCCCTACACGATTACAGCCTGCTTTCGCTTTCACGATGACGCGCCTGCACTCGGGCTGTCCCACTGCGGGCTTTGCTTTCGCCAGTCGTCGGACGGCAAGGTTGTAGCCGTAGGCCCAGCGCCTGGTGGCGCTGGCGCTGATTTTTATTTCTGGAATAAGAAGATGACTAACGCGACGACGTTCAGCGCCGCGTACAGCACATCAAATTCTAAAGGGCTAATAGCGGGACTCTATTGGCTGAGAATTGGGGACGATGGGACAAATCGAAAGACGTGGGTGTCCTGCGATGGGCAGCATTGGCTCCAGCAGCACAGCATCGGTCGGACGGACTTTTTGACGGCCGATGAGGTTGGGTTTTTTATTGATCCATTTGGTTCAGCAATTGGCATGACGCTGCTCAGTTGGAAGGAAGAGTGATGGCTAAGTTTTTCCAGGTCGCTGGTCAATCAATCGGGCTTTTGCGCACCGATTTTGAGGAATCGCTTCAGCCGGTCCCCGGTGGCGCTGCCGTGGTCCCGTTCGACGCCGAGACAAATGCGGCCCTGCTGAGCGATTTCGACCGCAACCACAACGCCTATGCAATTGCCGGTGGGCAGTTACAGAAGAACGGCGTAAACGTCGCGGTTCAATCTGACGGGCAGCCCAAGCAGGACCGCGACGGACTCCTAAACGCAGCCGATAACGCGGTGGCCACGAACGGCACCTATCTGGCAATCAGCAATCCTACGAACGCGCAGGTGGCGGCTCAAGTGAGGGCACTCACCCAGCAAAACAACCGAATCATCCCGCTTCTCGTCCGCCTAATTCGCAAAGTCCTATAGGAGCAGAGCATGGCCAGGTTTCGAGCCAACGCAGCCGGCGACATTACACAATTCTTCGCCAACTACATCGAGGAAAAACAAAACCTAGTGCCGCCAGCGGGCACAGCGTACGAACTGCAATTTGATGAGCTGACCAATGCCGGCCTGATTGCCGCCTACAACACGAATAGCGCTCAGTTCCGCATGGACGGCGGGACACTTACTCAAAATGGCATTGCTGCAACAGTCAACCCTGATGCCCTGTTTTACGCTGCGTTCCGAAATCGGGCTGACATGCTGAGCAAGATCAATGAGACGAATGACCCGTTCACGCGGGAGGAGGTTGCACGGTTTGCTGCCGTCGCCTTTCGCATCGCTGGCCTGGATTAGTGGGATTCGAGACCGGCGGTTGATAGAGCGACTACTGGCGTGGATGCACACCGACGATGGCAGGGGAGCCATCAGCGAAAACCCTATAAGCGGCTGACATGCTTGGTTTTGGTGCAATTTCCGAACTGCCGATCAGCGCCCTGCCAGCGGCTGGTGGTTCGTCGCCGTCATCATCGCCATCCCTCAGCCCGTCAACGAGCGCCAGCAGCAGCCCCTCTTCCAGCCCTTCGGCTTCGGCTAGTGCGTCTCCGTCAGCGTCTCCATCCGCATCGCCAAGCAGTTCCCTTTCAAGCTCACCGTCCGCATCGCCGTCCCCTTCCTCCTCGCCCAGCGCTTCACCAAGCGCTTCGGCCAGCGCCACGCCAAGCTCCTCGCCATCGGCGAGCGCCTCCGCCTCACCGAGCGTCAGCGTAAGCAGTTCTCCATCGACATCGCCTTCGAGCTCAGCATCCGCCTCGCCGTCCACGTCGCCATCCGCCAGCGCCTCGGCATCGCCAAGCGCATCTGTTAGCTCCTCGCCTTCGGCGTCGGTGTCGGGAACGCCGTCCAGTTCGCCTTCCGCCAGCGTCAGCGCATCGCCGAGCACCAGTCCCAGCGCATCCGTATCGTCCTCGCCGTCAGCCAGCCCTTCGCCGTCGTTTAGTATCTCGACTTCCCCCAGCACGAGCCCCAGCGGCGAAGGGGCGGTCATCATTGTCGAGGGGCGGTGTTTCACTCGCGGTCCGCCCGGCGTGAACGTGGATAGTTCGCGTGAGATCAGAGTGGTTCCCGTCTCGGTCGGCAGTTTTACCTACACGTTCGAGGAAACAGAGGTTAGCTGATGCCCGTTTCACGAACCATCTCGCAGACGTTCAAGGTCGGCAGCACGCCCACCAACGTCACGTCGGCCAAGCTGTCTGATCCCACGGGCACGTTCGGCATCAAGCGCAACGACACCAGTGCGATGGTCGTGGCCGATGGCACGAACATGACCAACAGCGCCACGGGCGTTTACGAGTACACGTTCTCAGCAGAGTACGGCGTCGCCTACACGGCGTACATCGAATTCGTCTATGACGGCGACACGATCTACATCGAGTTCGACCTTCCGGCGGTCTCCGACGACTTCGGGATGGTCGCCAGCTACAACAGCCTGCTCGAGCGTGTTGGGCATGAACTGTTCGGCATCCGTAGCGGGTTCACGGCCGACCAGCTCGTGGACATTCTCCAGTGCATTCGGGACGGATTGCATTACGTTTACACGGCGCACGACTGGTCCTTCTTCAAACCGACCAAAGACATCACGACGACCGCGCCTTACGCCACGGGAACGGTCACGATCGCTGCCGGTGTGGTGACGCTCACGGGCGGCACATTCCCAAGCTGGGCGGCCGATGGAATTCTCAAGGTCAGCAATAGCTACTATTCCGTCGCCACCCGAAATGGAAACACGCAAATCACGCTCGACGATACTTCGGTCACGGTGGCCTCGGCCAGTGCTTTTCAGCTTGGCAGGCCGGAAATCGAGCTTCCCGCTGCGTTCGAGGCCATCGCGAACGACAGCGACTTGACCTACTACCCGGATCAAAACAACCTCTATCCGCCAGTGCGGCAGCGGCATGACAGGGCGATTCGGACATGGCAGCAGGACAATCCGTACTACGACCGGCCCGTTTTCTATTCCGTGCGCACGGTTGAATTCGACCCGACGACAGGATCGCGGAAGCGATTGGCGCTCCATCCCACGCCGGACGCGGCCTACGTCCTGAGAGTCCCGATGATCTTGCGTCCCACGATGATCGACGCCACGAACCAGTACCCGGTGGGTGGCGAGACGCTGGCGCAACTCATCGTCGAAGCGTGCCTGTCGGCTGTTGAACTCGACTTCTACGAGAAGACAGACGGCCGGCACACGCAAATGTTTCAGGCGATGCTACCCCTGGCGATCCGGGCTGATCTGGACAAGTCCGCCCCAACCAGTTTGGGACCGGACAGGGGAGGGAGATCACGAGTGTTCGATTCGGAATACTGGGCGCGGTCTGCAAGGATCGGCAGCCTGACCCTCGACGGAGACAATCTCTGATGCTTCACAAACTGACAACAGCGATCACGACCGACAGCGGCGGCGATGCCACGGTGTACCTCGGATCGAAGATTCGCGGTCGATTGGTGGCCATTATCTACCGGCCAGGAACGCTCGACACGGGAGCGGATCTGGCGATCACCGGAGAAACGTCAGGCATTCCCATCCTCACGAAGGCCAACGCGGGGACGAGCAATGCGTTCTTCTACCCGCGGGCGATTCCCCATAAGGTCGCGGATGGGGCAGCGTTCACCGACCTGGCGGAAATGATTCCCGTTGTCGGCGAGCGAATCAAGGTGGTCGTCGCCCAGGGTGGCAACGCGCTGACTGGCTCGATCGAGGCGATTATCGACTCGGACGATTAAGTGTCTTTCCTCTTCCTTGCCAAAAGGATGTTCCTATGTCCCATCGAATCCACTCCGACTTGCTCCGCGTTCCAAAGTCGATGCCCGACCCCGGCAACGGCGGAACGATTCGCGTCACGGAAGACCTCCAGATCCTGGAGATGGTCTCCACTGCGGCCGAGACGCGCACGCTCAAGGCTCCCACTAAGCCGGGAATCCGCTTCGTCCTCCGCCTGATGACTGACGGCGGGGACGTGGTTGTAACCGCCGAGAACGGCTTCAACGTCGCTGGCGAGACGCAGGCCCGGTTTGCCGATGCGAGCGATTTACTGCAGCTCGTGTCTGTGGAGTACACCGCACCAACGGCCACAGCCCCGGCAACGTACCGCTGGGAGGTCATGGAGGGCAATACGGGCGTCACGATCTCCGCGTAGCTTCTGGGCCAAGCCCTGTTCCTCTTTCCGAAAGGACTGTTCCTATGTCAATGTCTCCGCATCGCATCCATCACGACCTTTATCGCGGCCCGAAGATTCTCACCGACCCCGGGAGCGGCAAAATCATTCGCCCCAACGGCGACTTGCTGATCTGTGAGATGGTGTCAGGCGGTTCCGCGGAAACCCGGACGCTGGCGAATCCCACCAAGCCGGGCATTCGATTCGTCCTCCGCCTAAAGACGGACGGCGGCGGGGATGTCGTGGTCACGGCGCCGGCCGGGCTGAACGTCGCGCTGGAAACCCAGGCCACGTTTGCCGACGCCAGCGATTTCCTGTCGCTGATCTCCGTGACGATCTCCGCCGGCTCGTACCGTTGGGAAGTCCTGGAGGGCAACGTCGGCACGGTGATTTCTTCCGCGTCGCCGTCGAGCAGCCCGTCCACGAGCCCATCAGCATCGACGTCGAGTTCGCCATCGGCCTCGACGTCGAGCTCTCCATCGGCGTCAACGTCGAGTTCTCCATCGAGTTCGCCTTCCGCGACGTAGCCCATGTCCGACCTGACCATCATTTTCCTGACGCTGAACGCCCTTCCATCCAGGTGGGAGAAATTCCATCTGGAGCATCTGCTGCGCGCAGCGGACGGCAGGCCGATGGTGGTCATTTCCAGGGAGAAGATGGAGCTGGACCGGCCTGGGACGACCTACCTGATTCAGGAGGGTCCGTTCTGCGCGTGGAACGTGTACCGGCAATTGCTGCGCGGAGCGAAGCTGGCAGAAACGAAGTACGTGGCCGTGGCGGAGGACGACACGCTCTACCCGGCCAGGCACTTCAACGACTTCCGGCCACCGGACGACGCGGTGGCCTACGACATGTCGCGGTGGAGCGTTTTTTCATGGGCGCAGCGGCCGTTCTTCTCGGCGATTCGCAAGCACGGCAACTTCACGATGATCGGCCCGCGGCAGTTGGTGATCGACGCTTTAGAAGAGCGCGAAAGAAAGTACCCGAGCGGCAAGGATTACACCGGGGAGATCGGCCGGCGGGAGGTCGAGAAGATACTTGGGGTGACTCGGCGGAATTTGGTCGAGTGGTGGTGCATCGAACCGATGGTGAACCTGTGCCATCCCCAGGGACTTTCCCCCACGTACATCAATACTCCGGGGCTGGAACGAAAGCCAGGCGAATTGAAAGCGTGGGACATTCCGGTCTGGGGAAAAGCCTCGGACATCACGGCCATTTACAACCAGGGAGTAGCGGATGCTCGATCTGCGCAAGCACCTTGAGAGGCACTTTCGCTTCATCGGCGGACTGGACAATCTCCCGCTGTTGGCGACGCCACATTCCCGTCGCGAGGGCGGGCGAGTGGCGCTGGCGCGAACGATGCGAGACATGGGTCTGGTCAAGGCCGCGGAGATCGGCTGCCGCTACGGGGCTTCGGCGAAGCTCTGGCGCGAGCACATTCCCGATCTGGACATCACCTGCATCGACCCGTACCGCGCCTATCATCGGGTGTCTCAGGCCCGGCAGGACTTGATCTACGCCGGCGCGCAGGGGAACGCCTCGCAGTACGGGTTCAAAATTCTGCGCAAGCCCAGCCTGGAAGCCGTGGACGACTTCGCTGACGGCTCGCTCGATTGGGTCCATATCGACGGGGATCATTCATTCGACGCCGCCGTGCAGGACGTCATCCGCTGGGCGCCGAAGGTCCGCGAAGGCGGACTGGTGCTAGTTCACGATTACTGCGCGTTCGGAATGTCAGGCGTCATTCCAGCGATCGACGCCTATACGCACTGCCATTGGATCGACCCGTGGTACGTGACGCGCGACATGGAGCCAACCGCGTTCTGGCAGCGTGGAGCGGAAAGGGCGGGGCTGGGCTCATGAGGACACCGATCGGCAAACTGTGTGAATGTGGCTGCGGAAAGCCTGCACCGATCGCCCCGTTCTCGAACAAGAAGCGGGGCTGGGTGAGGGGGCAGCCGCTGCGGTTCGTTCGCGGCCACAACCAAGTGGCGAACAGGTATCGCTTCACTGCGGAAGACCATGCCAACGGCGGCAAGCGAGGCTACAGGTATTCCGATGAGCACAGGCAGCGGATTCGGGAGGCCAAGGCGGCTCGCGGCTTCAAAGGGCCAACATACGGAAAGAAGCAGTCCCCCGAAACAAAGGCGAAACGGAGGGTAATTGCCATCAGTGACGCACATTGCCTGCACTTCCCGAACAGGACCGATGAGGAATCCGCCAACTGGAAGGGAGGCAAAGAGCAGTATCAAAAGCGACGGGCTCTGAAGCGAGACGATTACACATGCCAAGTGTGCGGACTTCGGGATGAGGAAATCGCCTGCGTTGACCACATCAAGCCGAAGGCGATCTACCCGGAATTACGGGAAGATCTGAGCAACATGCAGACGCTTTGCCCCAACTGCCACGCCAGAAAGACCATCCGAGAGAAGAAGGAAATCTTCAGGATCAAGAGGGAGAGGAAGTCCCTATGCGGTTAAGCATTGTAATTCCGTGCCTCAACAGCCACGAGGTCGTACGCCGGCAACTGCTGCACTTCTATCGCATCGGACTGCCCGGAGACACCGAGTTGATCCTGGTGGATGACGGGAGCGACCCGCCAATCGAGAACGACTTCTCCCGCCTGGCGAGGATTCACCGGACGAACGACAAGCGACCCTGGACCTGGGCGCTGGCCCGGAACGCCGGGGCTCGGATGGCGACCGGCGATTATCTCCTCATGTTCGACCTGGACCACATCGCCGACCGCAATCTGCTGGACTTCGTGAGAGGGTTCAAGGGCCTCAAGGTGCAGTTCACGCGGGAGTTCGGAATTCTGGACGAGTTTGGCAGGCTGACGCAGGACCGGGACGTGCTGGCGGAGTACGGTCTTCCAAAGCACAGCAGTCTCAAGCTCGGCCCGCTGCCGAACAACTTTGCCATGCGGCGGGACTTGTTCTGGGAACTGGGCGGCTACCGCGAAGACCTTGCGGAGAAACCCTACCCCCAAGGCGAAGATCGGGCATTTCGCAGCGCATGGCGGACGTACGAGCTAGCGCACGGCGGAGAGGGGTCAATGGTCTGCCCGTACCGCCCGAAGATGTTCATGTTCCCGAACGGGAAGTATGTCGGCGACGTAGACGCTGATCCCAAGGGGCTGTTTCACAAACTGACGCGCAAGACGAGTCGCAACTTCTGGCATCAGCAGCAAAGGAGAGAGCGTGTCGAAGGCTAAGCTGTTGTCGATCATCATTCCCGGCCGGAACGAACAATTCATGTTCCACACGGTCGATGACGTGCTTGCGCACACCGGCGAAGACACGGAGGTCATAGCGATCTGTGACGAGTATTGGCCGAATCCACCGCTGGTTCAGCACCCGCGATTGCAGGTCGTTCACTTCGGGCAGTCTGTAGGCCAGCGGGCCGCGACGAACTACGGGGCCGCGATCAGCCGGGCCAAATACATTTGCAAACTCGACGCCCACTGCTCGGTCGAGGACGGCTTCGACGTGAAGCTGCTCGCGGACATGCAGCCCGACATGACGATGATTCCGTCGATGCACCGGCTTCACGTTTTCGACTGGCACTGCAACGGCTGCGGCGAGCGAGAGTATCAGGGCACTCGTCCGAAGGAGTGCAAGGAGTGTAAGGGAACGGATTTCACGATGGTCATGGTCTGGCAGCCGCGTTTCGAGTACCCAGCCACGACGGCCTGGCGATTCGACAAGGCCCTTCACTTCCAATATTGGCGGGGCTACAGGCACACGGAGAAGTACAAGGCGGAAGAGTCCAGCGGCGTCGTCGAGACGATGAGCTGCATTGGGGCCTGCTTCCTGATGGAACGGGAGCGGTTCCTGAAGCTCGGCGGCATGGATGAGGGGCACGGCTCCTGGGGCCAATACGGAACGGAGCTATCGTGCAAGGCGTGGCTGTCCGGGGGCAGGATGGTGACGTCGCTCAAGACATGGTTCGCCCACCTCTTCCGCACCGGCAACTTCGGCAAGAACGGAGAGTCATCCTGGCCCTACCCGATCAGCCAGCGACAGATCGACGCAGCGCGGGCGTACTCGCGCGAACTATGGCTAAATGGCAAGTGGCCCCACGCGCAGCGTCATCTGTCCTGGTTGATCGAGCATTTCCGCCCCATCCCCGATTGGCATTAAATCATCCAATGCTATTCGCACAAATAGTCGAATCCGTGACGATCCCGGTCCTCTTGGAAGAGATCAAAAAAGCGTCGGCCAGTAGTGCCGGCCAGAGCAACGTCATCTACCTGTTCGTCGTCGTACTTACCCTGGCGAGCTTAGGTGCGTTTTTCGTACTGCGATACATGCTGACGCATGCGCGCGAGATTCACGTAGAAGCCAACAGGACATTGCTGGACATCAGCGCGAAGCACGAGGCGCGCTGCTCGTCGCTGACGGATACGTTTTCTGGCGAGTGTGCGGAACTGCGGAAAGTGATTCTGCGGATTATGAGCGATGCCCGCGACATGGTTCACGCGGCCCGTGACATCGCTGGCACAGCCACCACCCAAAAGGAATTGCTCGAGCGGCTGAGCAAGGCGGAATCAGAACTTAAATCAAGGCACGATCGAGAAAGCCCGGTCGATCCTTAATGACCACTAAGGACATCCTGTTTCCGATGCGCGGAGTCGTGCGACGCGGAGCGCTGCGGGCCGCTCCCGATACGCGCGGACCGTGGCCTGCCGTCTGGGCCGCGAACTGCCGAGTTGAGGACAACATCTCCCGGCGCCTGCGCGGCGGCAGTCGTCCCGGTCTGGCAAAGTTCGTCAACGACGACATGGGGACCACGATCTCCGACATGGCTTCGCTCAATGTGTCGAGCGCAGCCGGCGGGGCCAGTGAAGTCCTGCTTGTGCTGGTGGATTCGTCGATCAAGGTGGTCGAGAACGGCACGACGACGGCGCTGGTGGCCTACCTGACGAACGAAGCCGGCCAGGTCATTACCAACGAAGACGAAGTGCCGATCACGATCGGCGAAGGCTCCGTGCCGGCCTCCGGGTTCCTCGTCACTGGCCAGCAGAAAGTATTCGCGGTGACTACCAGTGGCGTCACGAAGATCGACCCGAAGACAGGTCAGATTGACACCCTCGCGGCAGTGGCCGGCACGATTCCAGCAAACTGCACGTTCGGGGCGGTCTATCGAGACCGGCTATGCCTCTCCGGGCAGGACAACGCGATCTACATGAGTCGGCAGGGTGTGTACGGTGACTTCGACTTCGGGGCTTCGTTCGAGGACACGGCGCGAGCAGTTCCGTTTCAGTTGGCCTTGAGCGCGGATGTTGGGGCTAGGCCGACCGCGATGATTCCGTGCATGGACGCCTACCTGATCTGCGCCACGGCTCGGAGCCTGTGGGTGGTTCAAGGCGACCCGACCGCCAACGGGGCTTTGCGAAGGATCTCCGAAACAATCGGGATCATCGGTTCCAAAGCCTGGGTCAAGGTGGATGGCACGATCGTCTTCCTGTCCGAAGACGGACTATATCAGGTTCAGGCCGACGGCTCCGGCCTCACGCCCCTGACGCCTGACACGATCCCGGACGAACTGCGGGACATCGACACGAGCACGACGACCGTTTCGCTGGGCTGGGAGCAGGATCGTCGGGCGTTCCATATCTACCTCCGAACATCCGGGGGAAGAGACACCCACTGGCTCTATGAAACCGTTCCGCAAGCGTTCTGGCCGATATGGCTTCAGGACAGCCATTCGCCTCGCGTGGTCTGCCAGCATGACGGGGAATTGCTTTTAGCCGGCGGGGATGGGTACGTGCGCAAGGTCACTGGAGACAATGACGATGGCGCGGCGATTACGTCGCATGTCGTCTTCGGCCCAATCCGCCTTGGAATCAAAGGTCACTATGGCCGCATGATAAATCTTCACGCCAGCCTGGCGGCCGGCAGCGGACGAGTGAACTGGCGCATTCTGACAGGGGACACGGCCGAAGAAGCGGCCGCTAACGCGAAGACGGCCATCGAGTCATTCCGCAGCGGCGCGAGCTATTCCAGTTTGGTAAAGCAGAGCGGGAACTGGAAGGCCGGGCGGTCGATCATGGTTTATCCGCGAGTGCGAGGGATTTGGTGTTGCCTGTGGCTGCAATCCACGGACAAGTGGGCCTTTGAAAGCATGATGTTCGACACGATGAGCGGCTGAAATGGCAGTATCAGGACAATGGCGTGGAAGTGACGACGGCCGGGTTCCCGGCGGCGTGGTCTCTCCGTCGAGCAGCCCATCAGGTTCCCCGTCCACTTCGCCTTCTGCTTCGGCATCCCACTCCCCATCAACATCGCGGTCCGCTTCGGTGTCGTCCACGCCGTCCACGTCGCCGTCCCGGTCTCCATCGTCGTCGAAGTCGGCGTCGCCATCGACTTCACGATCCAGTTCGCCTTCCGCTTCGCCGTCAGCCTCTAAATCGAGCAGTCCGTCTCAGTCTGCTTCCGCAACACCGTCCGCATCGCCATCCGCATCGCGATCCTCATCGCCCTCAGCGTCTCAGTCGTCGTCGCCCTCAACAAGTCGATCGACCAGCCCTTCGGCGTCGCCGTCCTCCACCGCTTCGAGCAGCCCGTCGCCATCGTCATCGCGTTCCAGCAGCCCCTCGAAAAGCCGATCCTCGTCGCCGTCTGCTACGGCTTCGAGCAGCCCATCCGCCTCCTCCTCGCCGTCAACATCGGTTTCCGGCAGCCCGTCCACGTCGCGGTCTGCTTCAGTGTCGAGCACGCCGTCGAGCAGCCCGTCGCCGTCCGCGTCGGTATCCGCGTCGCCGTCCTCGACGCCATCCTCCAGCCCGTCGCCATCGGCATCGGTTTCGAGCACGCCCTCCTCGAGCCCGTCTATATCGCCATCCACGTCTCCGTCCACCTCGGTATCAGCCAGCCCGTCATCCACGCCATCGACCTCCCGGTCGAGCTCACCATCTGCGAGTCCGTCGCCGTCAGCGTCGCCATCCTCGTCCAGGTCGAGCTCACCATCCGCGTCAGTGTCTTCTTCACCGTCGAGCAGCCCGTCCGCAACGTAAGGGAATAGCAGATGCCAAAGTTCAGTGAATTTGTTGGGGCGCTCTCGGTCGATACGATCGGCGGTTCCGAGAAGATCCCCGTCGTTGATACGACGCCTTACTACGTCACGCCCGCCTTGCTGTTGACGTACATCAATGCCGCGCAAGTCGCCGCGAGTGTCGAGACACCGGCATCTGGCGACATTCTGCATGGGGACCGTGCCGGAACGATCAAGACGTTCACGCTGGACGGCGTGGCGGATTACGCCCTGACAAGGGCATTCGACTCGACCGTGGTTACGTCGATCGCGACCGGCGACTTGGTAGTCATCGAGCGGTCTGGGGTGGCGAAGACGATCACGGCGGACAACCTGCAAGCATTCGTGCTGGATGGCGTTCAGGCTGACGTCCTCGACCTGTCCGGGCTTGACGCCGCAACTTTGGGGGCGAGCGATCTGTTGGTAGTGTGCCAAACGACGACGGCAAAAAAGACAACGCTCGCCGACCTGGAAGCGAAGTTCTGGGCGGACTTCGCTGTCTATGCCGCTGGCCTGACCGAGAACACTGCTGTCGTGGACGGCGACGTGTTCTACTCGATTCAGGGCGGGGTTCCGAAGTATGTGAACGCGGATACTCTGGCCGCTTATTTCTTGGCAGAAATTGGGGCGGCTGTTATCGACTCCGCATGGGACGGCGCCGCGGTTGATCCGGCTCTTGGGACCGATGTGTTGGTCTGCCAGCGGTCGGACGTACAGAAGACCGTCACGGTGGACACGGTTTCGGATTTCGCCCTAGCCGCGCTCGGGGCCAGTTCCGCAGTCAGCCCGGTAGCGGCCAGCGACAAGTTCGTGCTCTACCGCAGTTCGGTGGCGAAGACGGCGGACATTGCCGACGTTGTGGATTACGTACTCGCGCAAGCGTGGAGCCAGACCACGGTGGCGACGATTAACACGGGCGATGAATTGGTAATCGGCCGCAGTAACGTGAGCAAGACAGCCACGGTGGACGCCTTGCAGACGTTCGTGCTAAACGGCATCCAGGGCACCGTGTTGAACATCTCCGGCCTAGATACCGCGACGCTTGGCGCGACCGACAA